GCGACGTTAGACTTTGATATTCTCCTATGCGATGTTGCTCAAGGTTCGTTGAAACAGCAAAGCATTTACCATGCATTTCTTCCTAGATCATGGGTCAAGGTCTATAACGATTTATAGGATGAGGGTTCCATATTTGAGATTAAGTGTGAGAAGTTAATCGTTTCTCCAGTTCTGCAACTTTAGCCAGTAACAAGCTCTGTGATTGCTGGGCATCACCGCCGAAGTAGTCCGGTCTGATGACTGGATCTACAGGTAAGGTACACGGGTTCAAAGGTGGAGGGAAAGGACAAGGAGTAGACTTCGGAAACACTGGCTTAGGATCAAGTAGCGGGTTCAGAGCATTAAATGTGCCTCTATAATCCAGCAACGAGATAGTCATCTTAATAATACAACGGTGCGACGCTGTCTGGTTTGAGGTGGAATATGCTCCACCGGCTGATCCTCCCATGACTAACACACACGGGATGACGCCCAAACCATCGACAGCGTTGCCGACAACAGTACTATTATTTGTATCCGAATTGGAGATAGCAAACTCATTCTGCTTAGCTCCAGAACCACCGGCTATGGCCCAGGTGGCATCATACTCAACGCTATCGTACACACGAAACGGTACGGCGTTCTTCATTGTCATGACGTCAGTGTCGGTTCCAACACTCAAACTTGTAGCAGTGGTTGTGCTATTAATTCCAAACGTATCAGTCCCGCCACGGGTAGCTGAGATAGCAAACAAACCATTGTTACCAGTGTTGGTTAACTCAGGGGTCAAATAAACCTTCACAGACGACACCACCTTACGACTATAATGCTTCATCACGTCATACATGTTGTTCCTACCGATATAATTATCACATGGTGCGACCGGCAGGAAGTTATACGTTAACAACATGGGTGGTGTAACACCGGGACCACGGGGTGCCCAATAAGCAATTCCCGGAGTACCCAGAGCACTACTTGTGCCACCACCTAAGACGATATCCGCAGGGTTGTATGAGATCTCAAAATCAACGAGATCAGACATACCCAGAGAACGCGGAATACGACCAATGCCGGTCGCAATCGGCATACTGGTCGTCGCAACTGACCCATTAGTCAGAAACGAAGATGAAGATAGAAGTGATCCATTTGCATTCCGCCTGGATCTTGAGCGGGTACCTTTCGGTAGAGATGCCGCAACACCCTTAGCAGCACGAAGGATGTATGGTACAATGCGAGCCCCAGTGGGGGCACGGGCATTGCCAGCTTTGAAACGCTTAGCTTTTGGCATCTTGCAG